ACATACATGGTCTGGGTAACAGTGACTATGTTTGGCAAACCAATGACCTGCCAACTGCCTGTCATGGACCACCGCAACAAAGCCATTGTTGGAGCAGATGCATTTCAAGTAAACACTGCCATCATGCGGTGCATGACCAAGGCTCTAAGCCTCCATGGGCTAGGACTGTACATCTATGCGGGTGAAGACCTGCCAGAGCTTGATACAGGGGTTATTGATGCAGTGGTTGCTGCCATCAAAGAGAGATACGAAGCAGGTGATGAGCCTGGTATGTATGGCGAATGGGAATCCATTATGGATAACGAAGTTCGCATCAGGGTTTGGGATACTCTCAAGCCAGACAGTAAGGTAAGGTCGGCTATCAAAGCCTATAAAGAGAAAATGAAGGAAAGTACATGAAACGATTAGATGCTATTGCCACAGTGGGTGAGTACAAAGACCCCAAAACTGGCGACATAAAAAAACGCTACTCAAAATGCGGCTCTGTATTTATCAATGACGATGGCAACATCTCATTCAAGATGGACACAATGCCCGTGGGTGCATGGGATGGATGGATCAATGCCCGTGAACCATTTGATGGCGAGAAACCCGCTCGTCAAAGCAATACCCCCACCCGAAAAACTAAGGGCAGTGGTTTTGATGACATGGACAATGATGTCCCATTTTGATGTAAAGTAACACCTGGGGGGAAAGCTGCGCAAAGACTTTTTCGAAAGCTAGCAGACGAGCAGTGATCCCCCCACCTTAAGGAGAAAGTAATGTTTAATTTATTTAAGTTGTTCCGCAAAGATGCAAAAGACACCTCAGTTGAGGCCGCTCAAAGCATAATGCTCGCCCTGCCAAATATTGAGGCAGCAGTCTATGAATATGCTGCCCTGCGAGGCACAAGAGGATTCACAGACGATGAAATGAATGATCATTTCGAAACCCATAAATCCACCTACAGAGCTAGACGTGCTACTTTGGTAGACAAAGGGTTAATCGAGGACTCAGGAGCCCGTATAAAGGGTCCCAATGGCCGTAACATGACTGTATGGAGGATAGTATGAGATTTCTAATTGATTTATTTTCTGGCGATTCTTATAGCAAAACAGACAATATGTTGATCAGACAAGATGGCAACGTATTTAATAAAATAGGCGATAATTACATCGATAACAATGGAGTATTACTAAGTAAATTTGGTAATAATTATCTTAATACTGAAACTGGAGATGTATCTAGCTTTGGTGATGATTTTTCAGAGGATGAATTATGAGCTATGCAGAAGTGGAAATGAAAATAATCCAATGGGCAGAAGCTCGTAAGATTATCCCCAATAGCAATCCAGAATCTCAGCTTCTCAAAGCAGTTTCTGAAATGGGAGAATTAGCAGATGCGACCATTAAAAAGGACCAAGAGGCTGTTGTTGACGCTGTTGGTGATGTCATGGTCTGTCTTATTAATTATTGTGCCTTGCAAGACATTAATTTGGTAAACTGCATGGAAGTTGCGTACGATCAAATTAAGAATCGGAAGGGCACTCTATTGCCTAACGGAGTGTTCCAGAAGACACTTGATTGACATAAAGTTAACCTAGTATTTCATTGCAACAATCAGTTGCGCTAACAGGGGAAAATTATGTACGAATTGACAATTGAATTAGATTGGGCTTCCGATGAAACCCTTACCATCCGCTCACATGATTTCGAAAAACTACAGATCATTTCTGAGTTTATTACGTTCCAGCAGGAGCATGGCTGGGCGGTTAACTATGAAGCAGTTGACAACTCTGCGGATGACACTGAAGAAGAAGAAATGATAGTTGCAGGTTTAACTTCTGACGAAGAATAAAACCTATGGGTTTACTTTGCCAACAGGTAAAGGCCCACATTGCTAAACGCATAACCCGCATAGACAATGGCCATGTGCGGGTTATCTTTCCATAGCTGCTCCCCTGCTATGTAAGCGTAGATCCCCCCCGTCAAAATAATTAGCCAGGCACTCATCAGAACGCCCCTACATCAATCACTTGGCCTCTGAAATCGATCAACCCTTCATCAAACTTACTCGCCAACTGAGGCCATAACATCTTGCCATTGTGAAAGTTAAGCACCGCAAAACCTGATCTGTGATTGCTTGGGTTTAGTTCAGCATAAGTAAATTGTGGACCATCAGTTTCAGCCAATGTCCCTGTGTCGCAGCCAAACCTCACGCCATTAAAATCTGAGAATGGGGTAACTTTTAAACTATGTAGGTGTCCAGTAACTACTGAAACACCAGCGTTAAGAGTGTTGTTGTGGGTAGCATGAATTCCCCCCTTATATCGGTGCTTGATAATTACATCCTCAGTAGGCCATACTGTCCAACAGAAGTCCCAATTTGGGATATGGTCTGTTAACTTAAAACCTTGAACGTCCTTAAACTGTGGTGCGTGTTGAGCTAATCTATTGCCAAACCGAATATCGTGATTACCCCATGTAAAGCATAACTTTACATTGTGTCTAGCAGCTTTGGCAGCTTCTTCAATCTCACCCAATGCGCCCTGACAGGCTTTTAATTCTTGGATAACAGAAGTCTGTGGCTGGTCAGTCACATCATGGCGGCTTATTGAAGCCCCGTCAAAACAGTCTCCATTTGCGATTACGGCCTTTGGTTTTAGCTCTCGAATAGCCCATAGAAGCCCTTTAAACGCTGTTGTACGTTGGCCAGGTATAAAGTGGGCATCTGAGAACACAATCACAGTCCCATCTAATATTCCAAGTTCTATTTGCTTTAAAGGAGAAAATGACTTGGGTTTGTTTTTGTTATAAAAATCACCCCGATGATCTTTTGAATTTAAGGTCATGTTGTAGGTTTTTTCAATCCACCTTCTGCGCAAATGAACTGCTCTGGTGTTGATTCCAAGATGTTGACCTATTTTTGTAGCAGATTGAAGTTGTCCCCAAAGTTGGATGAACTCAGTATCCGTACACGTTTCATTATGTGCGCCCATTGCAATCCTTAGACAATAACTTTTCTAATAAATTAATGACTCTATGCTCTTGCATTTCTATTTCATCTTGAGATGATTTAGGGTCTTGAGCTACAGTCATTAAATCGTGCAAAAACACATGAAGTAACTCATGCAAAGCAGTCTGATCCAAAGATTCTGGCGTGATTTTTTCAGAACCAAAGTCACCCAATCTGTAAGTTGCCAATCGAGCCGAGGTATTAAACTCAACAGAAGCCATTGCTGACTTTGCAGGTTTTGTACCCTTCTCAATTCTCCAATCACCAAGACTCAATACTTGCTGCCACTTTCTGACACTTTGTGCAAACAACTTAGCGTCTTCAATGGTTGGAATATTTTGCATGATTTTTACATGAAGTTACATTCAGATTTTCTACGCTTATCAAGGCCAGCAAGCACTTTCCCGCCAGCTTTATTCCACTTTTTTAACTCTTCTTTAGCACCTTCCCAATCTTGGGCATTTATTTTTCTTTTTAAAGTACTTGTCTGCAACCTGCCAATTCCGAGGTTATAGCAGAAATCAACTACAGCATTAAGTCTTTTATTATCTGTTGCAAGAATCGGACAGTTTCTCAACGTGCCAGGCAAATAAGTATGCTGAAGCTCATACATTAGCAGTGCCGATGCCGCAGGTTCATCCATTGGGGGGTCTTGCAAAGTTACTTTTCGCCCATCGGAGTAATAGGTGGACCCATACCCTATGGTGGCCACACCCGCAGGACAGAGATAGGGCTTACTTCTAAACCCTTCATACTGTTTACATAGTGAAGCGGCTATGTCTAAGTTCATAACCCACGCTTAGACAAAGTTCTATCGAGAAACCAATAGTTAATTGTTCCTGCCAACAAAGCAGAAAAGTCTGGTGTCATCATTGTCTTAAAGACTTCAGTAGCAGGTGCGCCCATAAGCCATGCGTTATAAGCAAACCACACATGGATAAATGACCAAACAAATAAAACCCAATATGTGACCACAGGACGCACAGAAGCAGAAAGTGAGGCCACCCATCCACCTGCTGCCTTAACCATCTCTGCTTGCTGTGTTATGGCGTTGTTAAAGGCATCCATGACACCTACATCAACTGCGGCTTCACGTTGTGCGCCAATCTCTGCTAACTTCTGTTGGCCACGTTGGGCCTCCAAGTCGCACTGGAACTTGAACATATTAAGTTCATGTTCACGCTCATTCTTTTTATCAAGCCACTTTAGAACTTCTGGGGCCATCCTAAAGATGCCACCAAAAATAGAACCTAGTAAACCACCAGAAAGAATATCAAGCATCAGTCGCCCCTTTTACAATGTTTATCTTCATCATGAGATAGTTTTACACCAGCTAACAAACCAATAAATCCACCAATAATGGTTTGAAAAGCTGGGCTTAACAGTTTAAATATTTCAGCGTTATCAACTTCTTTAGCCCATAGGCCAAGAACAAAAGCAGTCATCATCGCAAGCACCGATAAACAAAGTGTTGCGCTGACCATCAAGGTAACAGCAAATGTAAGTTTTCCTTTTACATCTTCCATCTGAAACTCCTATGCGTACAAGTCTAATCTGCGAGTTTTAAACATTGCCAACTCTAATTGGTTGACTCTAGCCTTTTTGTTATACAGTTCTAACTCTAATTCCATTGTGGCTTTTTCAATCTTGTTTGCTTCAACCGCTTGTTTGTATTCTTCTTGAACTTTCTCAACTGCTTTATCAAAAGCAACAGTCTGAATATCATGCTTTGCTTGAACTAAGGGATACCACTTGTCCAAGGTAATCATTTTTTTTCCCTCTCAAGTGCGTTCTTATAAGCAATAATTACTTTATGTCTTAACTCTGCACTATCAGCAGCACCCGCCCATTCTGATAAATTATTCCAAATTACAATCATGTCGGTACTTTTGCATAAGTACTGATGATTTGTAAGCCAAGCAGACATTTGCTGATGACGCTCTGATGGGTTGTGAATTGTGTAAGCTATCCCATAAAACTCACGAACACTACATAGGTCTTTGCCTGTGGAGTGAAGTGAAAGTATTAATACAATGCCAATTAGCCATCTCACGGATACGCCCAAAGAATGACGTAACTACAGAAGATAACAAAACAAGCAACTAAGGCTGCCGCAATAAATGCTTCAGCCCAATCTCTCATTTTTTATTCCTCGCAGAAATATTCTTTGCTTTGGCTTTTGCGTCTGCTTTAGATGATGCACCCCAAGCTTTTAATGACAACAACAATCTAGTTGGCTTGCCATCTTTGTACTCAGGACCTGCCATGTTTCCCATCCTAGCCAAGAAGCTTGCTCTTCTAGGATTGTCGCCAGACTTAACGGGAGCTTTTAAATTCATGCCCTGTGCTTTAGCACTAGCCCTGCCTTTAGCATTGAGGCCACCTTTTGGGTTTTTACCCTCAGATCGAGTCCATGCAGGGGATTTCATTACTTACCCTTTTTGGCAGTCTTGGCTGACTGTTTAAATGCTTTGGCAGTAGGTGCGCCCTTAGTGCCAGGCTTTCGCATCTTTTCTTTTGAACCTTCTTTGATGCGTTCTCTTTTAGCGTGAATATTTGCGTATAAACCAGCTTTCATAAGACCCCCAATTATTTCTTAGTTAAAGTTTGCCACACTGCGCCAGCGGCCATGATCAATCCACCCACCCAAAGAATTGGTTTGGCAGCAGAGGCCACCCATCCAAGCACTCTAAAAGCCCCATCAAGGGCATTTATAGCGTCTACAAGACCTTTAGTATTCTTGTCTATGCTATCTACCTTAGTTTCAACTGCAAGCAGTCTTTCGTAGATTTGTTCGTGGGTGACTTTTTCATCCATGATTTACCTCATGTAAGCAGATGGGGGAGCAATACCACGGCCAGCACCAGCTTTTTCTTTCAAACGCTGATTCTTAGCCCACTCAGTTTGAGCATAAGGGCTACCGAGCAATGCAGAGCTTTCAATTCTTTGCTGAGACACGCCTGGTGCGCTAGCTTCACGAGGTGATAAACCTTGTTTCAATTGTGAAATCATAGGCATATAGTCTGACGCTACATCAGCACTACGTATTGCAGCTTC